TGATCTGGGACGAGGATCAGCCCGAAACCGCGAAATATGCTTGCACTGGTTGCGGCGTTATGTGGTCGGATGGCGAGCGGATCGCGGCGATCAGGCGCGGCCAGTGGCGAAGCTCGCGAGAGTTCCGAGGCCATGCCAGCTATCATTTGAACGAGCTGTATTCCTGTTTCAGAAAGCTCGGCGACATCGCGCAATCGTTTCTCGAGAAAAAGCGAAGCGGCGATCTCCAGACCTTTGTGAATGTTTCCCTGGCGGAAACCTGGGAGGAATCCGGCGACAGTGTTGATCAGGATATGCTCGAGACTCGCGCGGAGGATTGGGGCGAGACCTGGCCGGCGGAGGTCGTGACGGTCGTCGCTGGGGTCGACGTCCAGGACGACCGCCTCGAGCTGGAGCTGGTGGGTGTCGGGCGGGACGAGGAAACCTGGTCGCTCGAGTATATGGTTCTCCCTGGCGACCCCAGCGGTCCCCAGGTGTGGGCCGACTTGGACGCGGTGCTGTTCGCCAGCTATGAGACCGCCGACGGTCGCGAGCTGGGCGTTCGCGCGACTTGCATCGATACCGGCGGACATCATACGCAAGCGACTTATCGATACATAAAATCGCGCGAATCGCGGCGGGTGTTTGGCATTAAGGGCGTCGGCGGCGAAGGTCGTCCGCTGGTCGGGCGCCCGAGCAAAAACAACATCGGAAAGGTGCGGCTTTTCCCGGTTGGATCGGACACCGCAAAAGAGCTGGTTTATGGCCGGCTGAAGATCACCGATCCCGGTCCTGGATATTGTCATTTTCCCAATAATCGCGATGCTGAGTATTTTCTTCAGCTCACGGCGGAGCAACTCGTCACGCGATATGTTCGCGGTCATGCGAAACGCCAATGGGTAAAGAAACGTCGAAGGAATGAAGCTCTCGACGTTCGATGTTATGCTATGGCGGCACTATATATTTCTGGGCTCAATGTCAATATACTAGCCGACAAAATCGCGGATCAGCGGACCGAGGGCGATGGCGAAAAAGCCGAGCGCCGGAAGCGGCCAGCGAACCAGAGAAAGCCGGGCGGATTTGTAAATAACTGGAGGTAGGATTTGGCTAACGCATTCGACGCCGCAACCGCGCCAGAGGGGGAGCCGACCTCTCTTGTCGTCGGCGACTTCATTCAATGGAAGCGATCCGACCTCTCGACCGATTACCCAAATGATGAATATACTGCGACTTATGTCGCCAGGGTTACCGGCGGCGGTGCAAGTGAATTGCAAATCGTCGGGGTCGCATCGGGTAGCGCCTATCTATTCACCACTGACTCGACCGCGACGGCTCTCTATGATGCCGGATACTATCATTGGCAATTAGAAATCTCGCGGAACTCGGACGGGAATCGCGTCGTCGTTGCTCGCGGCGCGTTTACTGTTCTGGTCGATCTTGATGTCAATAATTCCGACCCGCGCACTCATGCCGAAATTATGCTGACAAAAATTGAGTCACTGCTCCAGGGGAGAGCCGATTCCGACGTTTCAAATTATTCTATCCAGGGCCGCAGTCTAACAAAGTTATCCATCGACGAGCTGATCAAATGGCGCGACTATTACAACGCCGAAGTGAATCGAGCGAAGCGACTCGAGGAGATTTACCTGGGGCGCAAAACAGCGGCCACGGTTAAAGTGAGGTTCATCTGATGGGAATGCTTGACATTTTCCGCCGGAAGCCAAAGTCGATCAAAAAACGAGGATTCGATGGCGCTTCGGCTGGGCGACTGTTTTCTGATTTTGTGACATCGCAACGAAGCGCCGACTCCGAGCTTCGCTATTCATTAAAGACACTGCGAAACCGATGCCGCGAGCTGGCGAGAAATAACGAATACGCGCGCCGGTATTTGCACCTGGTAAAAACCAATGTCGTCGGCGAGCGCGGCGCGACGCTTCAGGTAAAGGCGACCAACGTCGACGGGACTCTGGATCAGATCGGCAACTCGATCATCGAGCAGGAATGGTCGCGCTGGACGCAAGTCGGAAACTGTACAGTCGACGGGCGGCTGTCATTCACTGACGCGCAGGCGATGGTCGCCGAATCTATGGCGCGCGATGGCGAGGCGTTGATTCGCTTTGTGAATTATGACGGCAACCAGGACAGGTTCGCGCTCGAATTCCTCGAGCCCGATTTGATCGACGAGGAGAAAAACGAGCGCGCGCCGAATGGTAACGAGATCAGGATGGGCGTCGAGTTCGACAGATACCGGCGCCCGGTCGCATATCACATGATGACCGAGCACCCTGGCGACTATCAATTCCACCAGTATGATCGCCGCACTCAGCGGGTCGAGGCGGAGAGTATCCTCCATTTGTATATGCCAGACCGAGCCCAGCAAACGCGCGGGGTTCCCTGGATGTCGACGGCGCTCACATCGCTGAAAATGTTGCATGGCTATCGCGAGGCGGAGCTGGTTGCCGCCAGGACAGCGGCGAGCAAGATGGGCTTTTTCATCTCGCGCTCTGGTGATGGATTTATGGGTGACGATCTCGAGGACAATGTGGTCCCGATCACCGACGCCGAGCCCGGCACGTTTTTCCAGCTCCCCAGGGATGTCGAATTCCAGCCCTGGGACCCATCGCATCCGACGACCGCGTTTGGCGATTTTGAAAAATCGATCCTTCGCGGCATCGCGTCCGGGCTGGGGGTTTCATATCACTCCCTGGCGAATGACCTGACGCAAACCAGTTACTCCAGCATCCGCCAGGGTAGCATCGAGGACCGCGACTTTTACAAAACGATCCAGAGCTACATGATCGCGCATTTTGTGATGCCGGTTTATCAGCGATGGCTGACCAATGCTTTCACGATTGGGCGGGTGAATCTGCCCATCGATAAGTTCGACAAATTTTATGATGCGTCGCAGTTCCGACCGCGCGGCTTCCAATGGGTCGATCCGCAGAAAGAGATTTCCGCCCATGTTGTCGCACTGACAAATGGGCTGATATCAATGCAGGATGTCGCGAACATTTACGGGCGCGACGTCGAGGAAGTATTCGCGCAGATTGCCAGAGACAAACAGCTCGCCGAACAGTTCGGCTTGAAGCTGGCATTCGAGCCGTTTGGTGGCGGTCAGTCGCCATACGGACCCGGCAAAATCAACTTGATGACCGGCGAATCGTTTGACGCGATGACGGAGGAGCCCGATGGCGACTGACTTTCCGAAGAAAGGCGACGACCAGAAGATATCGCTTCGCAATTCCGAATATCCGCAATTCGACCGCGAATTCGCAGAGAACATCAAGGAATTCAATTCCGAGGTTTGGGCGCTGGGCGGGAATGTCCGGGGCAATGATGCGTTCCGGCTGTGGGGACGCGCGCGCGATGGCGATGAGGCTGGTTCGGTGTTGGACTGGATCAAAGAGCGGGAAGCCTGGGCCGCGCGTCATTTTGAGGATGGCGCCCATCTATCGAGCGAGGAGCCGAACAAAAGCAACATCGCCGGCGTCGTCGCTCAAATCAAATGGGGCGTTATTGGCACCCTGGGCGAGCAAGGCATGAAGGACGCCATTCTCGAGCTGATCAAAAAGCTGGAAGGCAAGAAAGAGGAACGCCAGCTTTCCGATGAGGTCGAGACTGCACTCGAGAATAAACGCGACGAGCACAACGAGGAGGTGGGCGACGACCCGCTTCGCCGCGTTACGCTTGCCATGTTGCGCGAAGTAATGGAGCGCGGTATTGGCGCGTATAAGACAAACCCGGAATCGGTCCGCCCCGGCGTCGGCTCCCCGGAGCAGTGGGGATATGCAAGGGTCAATTCATTTTTGTTTGCGATGAAGAACGACCGATTCCAGGGCGGAAAACACGACACCGACCTTTTCCCGGCGGGTCATCCGCTGTCGTCAGATGATGAAAGCGAAAAGGCGGAGTATACTGGCGAAATGGAAAAATCAGGAGATCGCGCAGTGGAACAGCGACATATCAAAGAGATCGTCGAAACTGATGACGAGATCATTATCACGTTCGGGAAGTCTATGCCCGAGGAGCAAGCCGAGGACGAGCCCGAGATCGAGGAATCTGGCGGCGAATATGACGAGGAGCGACTCTCCAAATCCGAGATATTTCATCGGATGGAGCACGCCGACGTCGAGGAAAAAGACGACCGCCGCGTCGAGATGTCAGTATCGAGCGAGCTGGAGGTCGAGCGATCATTCGGTCGCGAGCTGATCGTTCATACCGAGGAAACGCTCGACCTGAAATTTTTACGATCTGGCAACGCTCCGCTGTTGCTTGATCACGACCCCGAGCGACAGATTGGGGTGATTGAATCCGTAAACCTCGACAGCTCGGCGCGGCGTCTACGCGCGACGGTTCGCTTCGGAAGGGGCGCACTTGCCAGCGAGGTTTATCAGGATGTACTCGACCGCATTCGCTCGAATGTTTCTATCGGGTACAAAGTTCGGCGCATGGAAAGGGACCAGGATCGACAAGACCTGTTCCGAGTAATTGATGCCGAAATCATGGAAGTCTCAATCGTCAGTCTACCCGCCGACCCGTCAGTCGGCGTCGGGCGTTCGGTCGAGGTATCCGACAACGCAACCATTAAACCCATCGAAAAGGAGGTTCCTATCATGGAACAGCAAAACCAAATCGATTTGGATCAGGTTCGCGCGGAAGCCGCCGCCGAACGATCCAAGGAGATCAACGAAATCGTCGGCCTGGCCGCCAAGCACAACCAGCGCGCCTTTGCTGATGAAGCTATCCGTCAGGGAATGAACCTGGCTCAATTCCGTGGCGCCTTGCTCGACAAGATCGCCGACAAGCCGTTGGACGTCGCTGATGTTGAGCTGACGCCCAAAGAGGAGCGACAGTATAGCCTGATCAATGCGATCCGATCAGCGCAGACAGGCCGATTTGACGGCTTCGAGCGCGAAGTATCGGAGGAGCTTGCCAAGCGATACGGTAAGGAGCCGCGCGGTTTCTACGTTCCGTCCAGCATCTTCAAGCGTGATTTGACGGTCGGCACCAACACTGCCGGCGGCTTTTTGAAGCCAACCGATCACCTTGGCGGTGAGTTCATCGACGCGCTTCGCGCGAACCTGGTGATCTCTAGCCTGGGCGCTCGCATGATGCAAGGACTGAAGGGCGACGTCGCCATTCCCGCGCTGAACGCGAAAACGTCTGTCGGATTTGTTGCCGAGAACACTGCACCTGGTGCAGAGGGCGCGCCCACGTTCCGCCAGGTAACGATGTCACCCAAGACTCTGGTTCAATACGTTGACATCTCTCGCAAGCTGTCAATGCAATCTGATCCCAGCGTCGAGCAGGTTATCCGTGACGATCTGACCCGCCAATTCGCGGCGAAGATTGACGAAGTGGCAATCGAGGGCGGCGGTTCTAACGAGCCGACCGGTATCACCCAGACCAGCGGAATCGGTTCTGTTGCTATGGGCACCAACGGCGGCGCAGTTACTTACGCCAAGCTGGTCGACCTCGAGAAGGAAGTCGCCATCGACAACGCGCTGGCTGGAAATCTGGCATACCTCACCAACCCGAAAGTGGTCGGTGCTATGCGTCAGACTCCACGCCAGGCGAGCGGTGTTGAGGGTAATTTCATCCTGAACGACAGCAACACCCTGTTGGGTTACAACGTAGCAAGCTCGACGCTTGTTCCTTCGGACTTGACCAAGGGAACCAGCTCTGGCGTTTGCTCGGCTGTAATCTTCGGAAACTTCAACGATCTGATGATCGGTATGTTCGGCGGTCTCGATGTGCTGGTTGATCCCTACACCGGATCAGCTACCGGCGCGACTCGAATCGCTATGTACCAGGATATCGATGTTGCAGTTCGACACGCTGAATCGTTTGCCGCGATTCTTGACATCACTACTTGATAGTGAGAGTGGCGCCCTTCGGGGCGCCTTTTCTTCGAGGTTATTATGAAGGTTAAACTTGTAAGCTCAATCGCCTGGAAGGGCGAGCACCAGGAAGCCGGCAGACCGCTCGAGGTGAGCGACGCTGATGGTCACTGGTTGATATCTCGAGGTCGGGCGGTAGCCTGGACCGAGGCGAATGAAGTCGACGCGGACACTCGCGCGGCCAAGCCTAAAGCAATCAGGAAAAAGGCGGCGAAGTAAATGCCAGTCGAGACAGACATCGAGCGCGCGGTATTTTTTGATTCCGACGACTTCGCCGTGTCTGCAACTTATACCCCGGCGGGTGGAAGCGCGACAACAATCTCCGGCATATTCGACGACGCATTCGAGGCCGTAGAGACCGGCGGATTCATTCCGGTCGCATCCAGCTCGCCAATGTTTCAATGCAAAACCAGCGACGTCGCATCGGCGGCGGAAGGTGATGCGCTGACAGTAAACGCAACAAGCTATCTGATCCGGGTCGTGATGGACGACGGGACCGGCGTCACGATGCTTCAGCTCGAGAAACAATAATGGCGCACGTTCGCAAGCAAATCCGCGACAATGTGGTGACGGCACTGACCGGGCTGGCGAC